AATTGGTGGAATACATCCTACATTGGGTTTCCCAAGATATGCTAATCTAAAAGCTACATATTTTGCTGGTTCTACAACAATTCCTAAAGACCTTAAATTAGCCATATTAGACCAAATCTCTTATGATTATGAAAATAGAGGTTTAGATAGTGATTCAGGTATTTGTGAGAAGACTTGGAAAGCGTGTCAAAGATGGACAAGATTAAGCCCAATTTTATAATATGAAGTTAGGAAAAGCGAAAGCAAACTACGTTGATGCCAACACGATGACTCGTCAAGTTGGAATTTATGCTCCCACAAGGGTAAGTGATGGTCAAGGTGGGTTCACTACCACATTTGCCCTACAAAGCACAGTTTGGGGTGATTTAAGACCAGATAATCAAGTTCGTGAGATAGACCAATCGGAATTACAATTCGACCAAAGGAACAGGCTTTATATTCGTTTTGGGGTTAACATTAACAATTCTTATGAGGTAGACGTTGAAGGTTCAAGATACACAATACATTCTATTAAAAACGTTGAGAACCAAAATAGGTTCTTGGAGTTAATAATTTACAAGTAATGCCTCGTTTTACATTTGATATTACTAACTTATCGGAAGTATTTCAAAAATTAAATACTTTAGATAAAAAAATACAACAAGACGTTAAAGATGAAATTAACGCATCTGCTTTAAACATACAAAGCGGTGCAAAGCGATTAGCACCTGTAAATTTTGGTCAGTTACGAAATAGCATATATTTAAAAGAAAAAAGTAATGACAAAGGTTATATTTTCACAATTGGTTCAAGTGCATCATATGCTCCTTATGTAGAATTTGGCACTGGTGGTCAAGTTTCTATTCCTAAAGGATTTGAGGAATTAGCTGCATCTTTTAAAGGAAGAAAAAGTGGTAAATTTAAAGATATGGTCGATGCTTTAACATTATGGGTAAAAAGAAAAGGCATTGGAGGTGGAAAAGATAAATCAATAGCTTATGCAATTGCTATTAGTATATTAAGAAAAGGATTAAGACCACAACCTTTTTTAATACCTTCGTATGAAGCGGAAAAGCCAAAAATGATAAATAACATAAAAAAAGCTATTGAAAATGCTAAATCCTAATATAGAAATAAAGAAGTGGTTTTTTACTAACTTGACAAGTGCAAGTGGATTAGTGGTTTACGATGGTTTTGCTCCAGAGGGTGCTGGTGATGAGTATATTGTTATGACAGGTAGAACATCAAGCCAAGAGCAAGGTAAAACAGGTTATACAAATAGTATTTCAATCACAGTTGATATTATTACAAAAAATGCTAACTTTGGATATAAACGTGCTGAAACTATAAGCGATTTAGTGTTAGATGATATAAACTCTGATACAGTTATAACCCTATCAAATGGGTTTACTGCTTCAAGTTTAAGTGTAGAAAGTATTAGAAATTTAGATGGCTTAAACCCTTTAGATAACGTTTTTAGAGTATTAATAACATATAATATAACAATAACTCAAAATTAAAATTAAATAAAATGGCAGAAACAAAAGTAAGCGGTAGAGATTATATCCTCTTAGCTGACCTAAACAATGACGGAACATACAAAGCAGTGGCTTGTTTGACTTCTAACTCTTTGACATCAACTTTAGGAACAATTGATGCAACATCTAAATGTGGAGACCAATACACTCCAAATCAATCTTTTAACCAATCTTTCGAGTGTGAAGGTTTTGCGATTGATGAAACAGGTACTCCTTCTAAAGATAGCTACCAACAATTGTATACTGCTCACGCTGCACAAACTTTATTTGCAATTAAAATGGGTAAAGCAACTCCAGTTGCAGGTGATATTTTTTATGGAGGTACTGCTACAAGTTTAGTATTTATTAGCAACTTTAATGTTAACGCTGCTGATAAGGATGATGTTAAATTTACTGCAACTTTCGTAGTAAGTGTACCACCTATTGCACAAACTGAAGTACCAGTATAAATAAAATAAAAAACTATGTTCCAATTAAAGACTAACAACAACACAATCCACCTAAAGTGGGGTACTTGGGCAATGCGTGAGTTTACTAAAGTAAACAATATCGGTATTGACGAGTACTTTAAAGTTCTTTCAACGGCTCAAACAAGTATAGACGTAATAGTTCAACTTGTATACATTGGTTATAAATCTGCTTGTGTAAGTAAGAAAGATGAAGTAATATATACCATTGATGATGCTTGTGAATGGATTGATGAAGTGGGTTCTATTTTTAGCGAAGATGGTCAAATAATTGACTATTTAAAATACATCGTTGAAAATACAGTTCACACCATTACAGGTGAGAAGAAGGAAGAAGAAAAAAAAAAGCCTAACAAAGCTAAACTGGGATAATGTCTTAGTTAAAGCTGCGGAGTGCGGAATACGACCAAATGAATTTTGGGATATGACTTGGAAGGACTTTTCCATTATCGTTTTAGGTAAGGAAAGAAACGAGTTAAACGAATGGGCAAGGACAAGAAACCTTGCCTATATTGTATACCTAAGTTCTACAAGCGAGAAAACTCCTAAAAGTATGAAGGCTTTTTGGAGTATTCCAGAATTAGACGAAACTGATATTGACGATGAAAGAGTGATGATAACTGAAGAACAACTGGCAAGGACACTTAAATTGTATGGAGCAAAATAATAAAAATGGCAGATATTTTAGATATAGAAATTAATATTGGTGCTAATACGGAAGATTTAGGTGCTGAACTACAAAAAGCCGAAAATTTACTTACTAAGTTACAATCAAAATTAAAGAAGTCAACTGATGTTGGTGAAATACAAAAGTTAAATACAAAGATAAGTAGTGTTGAAAGTTCAATTGGTCAATTAAATACAAGAATGAATGCTCTTGGTAGACCAACAAATGATGCTACCAATGCTTTATCAAACTTATCAAGAGTCGCACAAGATGCTCCTTATGGATTTATAGGTATTGCGAATAACTTAAACCCTTTATTAGAATCATTCCAAAGACTACAAACAAGAAGTGGAAGTGCAACTGAAGCATTAAAGTCTATGGCTGCTGGTTTAGTTGGTCCAGCTGGTATAGGTCTTGCATTGGGTGTTGTATCTTCTTTAGCGGTTACATATAGTGATGAAATAGCTGCATTTTTTAATGGTCCAACTGAAAAGTTAAAGAAGTTTAGAGAAGAATTAAATAAGCTAAATCAAGACATTTATAAAATAGTTGGCGAAGCGCAATCTAATAGAACTATTGGTTTAAACTTAGTTAATATAGTTGCTGGTGGAACACCTGCTAAACAAGAAGAAGCACTTAAAAGGTTAAAATCTTTATATGCAGATAATAAAGCTATTCAAGATGCAACAATTAAAACTGATAAGGCTTATTTAGTTCATTTAGTTAATGTTGCTGCAATACAAGAAGATGCTGCTGGTAAAGAAAAAAATACACAACAAATTTTATCTAATGCTTATGCTGAACGCAGAAAAATAGAAGCACAAAGAGAGGAAGATTTAAAAAATGCAAAAACAGAATTTGGTGGTAGTGCAGGTTACAATAAGAAAAAGGCAGATGCAGAAAGAGATAGAATAAATAGAGGGTATAATCTTTTAATTACTGATTTAGACTCTGTAATTAATAAAGCTAAAATTAAAAATGCAGAATTACTTGATACTTTAACGAACATTGAAACTCCTTCTGGAGGAGGTGATATAAATAAACAACAGGAATCTGACTTGCAAATAATGGCAAAGTTAGAATTAGAAGCGACTGATAGATGGGTAGCTAAATTAAAGGCAAAACTTAAAGAGTCTCAAGAGGTACTTAAAAATGAAAGAATAAAGTTATTTAGTTTACCATCAGAGACAAGAGAAGAAGATGATAAAAGAAAAAACTACTTTGAGAAACAAGCTAAAGACTTATTAGAAAAAACACAAAAAGAAGGCGGTTTTGGTGCTTATATGCAAGGCATATTTAAAAAGGATAAAAATCAACTTGATTCGGAAGTAGCGGAAAAGAAAAGAATAGAAGATTTAACACAATCTTATGCTCAATTTGCTCAAACATTATCAAGCAATGTAACTAATGCTTTATTTGGAATGTACGATGCTATGCAACAAGGTGAAAATCCTTTAGAGGCTTTAGCAAATGCCTTTTTACAAATAGGTAAGAATATTGCTGCAATGGTAATACAAGCATTGATATTTGAAAAGATAATGAACGCATTCCCTGCATTGAAAGGTGCGTTTGCTGCATTAGGATTAGTAGGTAATGCTTTAAGTGGCGCAAGAGTGGCAGGTGCTATTGTTAACGGAGGTAATAATAATCCAAGTTTTAATCCAAGTGGAGTAGCTAACAATAACGCATCACAAGGTCAATTTGTATTAAAAGGTTCTGATTTGGTTTTGGCAACTCAAAGAGCAAACAATAACTTAAATATAAGACGAGGATACTAATGGCATACGAAATAAAATATAGAATCACGGCAGCAACTAAATCGGATGTTACAAGTGTAGTGAATATTTATGAGGAT